TCCAGCAATCGACGAGGACTGGCCCGACACACTAGCTGATGCCATTGACGCTGTTACGGTTACCTTCACTGCCGGTTACGGAACCGCTGCTACTGACGTTCCCTATATGTTTCGCTCCATGATCAAGTTGCTGGTTGCTCACTGGTTCAAGCATCGTGAAGCAATCGGGTCGTCCAACACTCCCATCAAGTTAGCATTTGATGCCCTTCGGGATCAGGTTAGAGTTAATGAGTGGCAGGAGTTCTTGAAGCAATGACAAACATATTCAGCGGTGACCTTCGCCACAGATTGAAGATCGAGAAGAAAACAAACAAGATTGGACCTCGTGGGCAGGCTCTCGAAGAGTGGAGTGAGATAGGTCGCATGTGGGCAAAGATCACGCCGATGTGGGGGATCGAACTGGAGGTTGCCAGGAAGCGTCAGGAGAATGTCAGCGTGAAGATCATTACACGCAAGCAATTAGCCAGAGACATGGACTCCAATTACCGCCTGTGCCACCACGACGACATCTACAACATAGGCTTCGTGAATCAAGGTGCTGACGACCTTCGGGACATCCACCTGATCTGTAGCAAAACAAGAGTCTGATGATTAAGTACCACTACAATAAGTACGACCAAAACCAACTTGAGCAGCAATTAAACATGCTCGCCAAGGGCAAGATGAGGAAGATCATCAGGGAGTCTACCCGACACTCACAAAGACGCCACATACTACCGCAAGTAAAGAGAATGACACCATCTGGTGGTAAGGGTGCAAGGGGACTCCACATAAACAAAGCTGGTGAACGAAACAATAGAGCCTTCCAAGCCGGAGCATTCACTGGCACATCCACAGGGAAACTGCGGAGGTCATGGAAGATTCAGGCAATGAAGCGATCCAAGAAGATATCCGGTACTGGGGTTGCGTCGTTCAACAGAGAGACCTTCTACGGCAAGTTCCTTGAGCTTGGTAGGACGCACAACCTGTTCCTGCCGATGAGGAAGTGGAAACTCATCCCCGAATCATGGAAGGGCAAGGGCAACCGTCTATGGAAGCCTGGGATGCACATGTGGTCAAAGGTTGCCAAGAGACGAGGTTCTACCGCACAGCGTGCAGCGATGCGAGAGATGTGGCGGCGGATGGTTAAAGAATTGAGTGGTAGGAAATAATGGATATCACAGAAGCAATCATAGACCGAATCCGCAAGATGCCCAGCCCACCATCACACGTTGGTGAGGTGATACCGCAGTCAATCGTGGACTTCCCCTACGTGTTCATAATGAAGCGTGGTGAGGAATACGCTGACGACCTGTGCTACCCAAGGCACAAAGATACCGTCACCTACGATCTTGAGGTGATTAGCGAAGACATTGATGAGGCCAGATGCTTATCTTCCGAGATCAAGCGGTGGCTGATGGATACTGGATTGCATGAACTGCGATTCTACAACGACGATGGGCTAGAGCAAACAATTCATGGCATCATTGTGGAAGATCACGATGACACCTACGTTAACCGATTCCCCGACTCCGATGAGAAGATTTTCATCGCAGCAATAGACATAGAAGCAATTCTAGGACAATTAGTATAGGAGATTGTAACCATGCCAACATCCAAAGCATTAGGGATGACGGTTTACCTTAGCAACACATCGACCGGGACCAGTGCCAGTTTCACGACTGTTTGTGCAGTTAGTGTTGATGGTGGTGGTGTTGAAACCTCGATGGAAACCCAAGAACCATGCTTAGATGACACCGTTATCTATGAGTACCCAGCAGATCCGAAGTACGCACAGCAAACCGTCGAGTACAAGAAGATCGAAACCACAAACAACGACGACATCTCCGCTACGATGGAAGCTGCATGTCTCGCTGGTACGCTTTGCACCTACTCGCTGAAAGTGCCTCTGGCAACTCCAGTGTATGCAACACGAACCGCATACATCATCTCTCACACGGACATGACCAAGGAACGAAACCAAGACATGAAATCTTCGATTGTCTTTGCACCTCAATCGGCATGGACGTACTCAACAACCGCACCATCCACCACTTAATCCTTGAAAGGGGCTATCAATGGATATTTTTGAAATCGGAACCGCTTCTAAGACCGCTGAAGTTAATGGCGTAACTTGCAAATCAGTTAGCATTGCAGTTAAGTCAAAGATTGAAGCGATCATCTCCAAACCTGAAAAGAAGACCCAGAAGGACTGCACAGAAGTTCGATGGATTGCTCTTAGGCATGGTGTGATTGATCCTGAAACTGGCGAACAGTTATTCAACGGGAACGACCGTCAGCGATTTGGGGAATTGGAGTCGTGGTTTGTTGAACCTATATTTGAGAAGATCCTTGAACTCTCAGGCGTCACTGGGCAGGACCGTGAGGACTTCGAGGGAAACTAGACAATGACCCTCGTGAGCAGATGCTATGGAAAATAGCCATTCACGGGGGTCACTTGCATCCGGACTTCATAAGAGACAAGTTAACTGACAGGCAATTACACGAGATCGCCTGGTATCATCACATCCACCCATTTGGGCATGACATCGACCATTTGATGTTCTCAAGGATCATTGCCAGTTTTGCTGGTGGTAAGCCTGAGGATTACATGCCGAAACTTAAGGATGAAGCGACAGTTGACAGTATTATTGGTGGCATGACTGGCATTAGTGAGTTCATGGCTGATAACGATATCGAGGCAGAATATGGCGACGATTAAATCATTACGCATCATGATGTATGTAGACCACAACCAACTCGGGAAGGGTCTACAGAAGGTCAAGCGTGATGTAGGCAGGGCTGCTGCTGATATGGCAAAAACCTTAGCCGCCGCTTTTGCGTCTCGGGCTGTGGGGTCTGCATTTGTCGCAGGACTCAAGGAAGCCATTGCGTATGAGCAATTCACAGTTGACCTTGCTGTCCTTGGAGGTGATGGTGCAGGCTTATTCAAGGAACTTCGCAAAGAAGCGTTGAAAAGCCCTTTCCCCATTGAAGACTGGATGATGGGTGGTAAGCGGCTTCTTGGTGCTGAGGTTCCAATGGAGCGAGTTGTTAAGATCCTGAAGATGCTTGGAGAAATGAGTGCGGGTACAGGATCGTCCATTAGGGAACTTGGCCTTGTATTCACGCAGATTTGGGCCAAGGGTCGGTTGCAGGGTGAGGAGATGCTTCAGTTCATGGAGCGGAACGTATCGCTCAACAAGGCACTACAGAAGGTGCTGAAGGTCAACAAAGAAGAACTCCAGAAGTTGCAAGAGGCCGGGAAGATTACCCCTGAGAACGTCATCCAGGCAATGGAGGAGATGACAAGGGCTGGCGGGCTGTTTGGTGGAATGATGGAAGCCAAGATGCAAACATTTGGTGGTGCGGTCACGAGGCTGTCCAACGTCTGGAGAGACCTTACCGCCACGTTTGGGTTTATGATAATGCCATTTGCCAACAAGCTACTTGATGTGATAACACGCATGGTTGCTGATGGTTACTTGCTGATCGGGCTGATGACTCCATTTGCGGCACTGCTGGACATCGCCGTGATCGCTGCCAAAATCCTACTTGAAGTGTTCCATACGATAGACATGCTTACAGGTGGCTTGCTTGGAGCGACGATAGGTATAGTGATAAGTTGGGGCCTGATTGCTGGTTTTGTATTTCTTGCACAAAAGGGGGTCATGTGGATGACTGGCGGGCTTGGGGTTTCTGCCTTTTTTGCGGCGATGATAGAAAAGTCGATGGCACGTATGAGCATTATAGCTATCATCCTATCGGGAACACTCGGGTATTGGCTCGTTGCCCTGATCGCCTTCAGTGTTGTGCTTGCTGCCATATTCAAAATGATGGGTATGGATATTCTCGGTGGTCAAGCCAGTAAATTTGACAAGATAAAAAAGGACTTGGAAGAGACGTTTGGAAAAAGTCCTGGCGGGCAAATGCAAAGCCCATCTGGTGCGTTATTCGGCTCCACTAAACAGATCCAGTTAGTCGGTAACGCTAGATCCCAGGATATCCAGCAACGTCAACTTGAAGAACTTGAGATGATTCGAAAGCAGGGTGATCGTGGAAGCTACAATTCGCAAGAAGATGCGGAGCGGGCGAAACGATCCTTTTTCGTGTCAGCTAACAAGAAGTCCGATAACGACCTTCCAAGTTTCATGGTTCCTAGAATTTAACAGGATCAGAGATGCCAGCAACAAGCATAAAAGCATTAAGAAGAACAACAGGTCAAACGAGCGGAAGCGAGTGGACGGTCGATGTTCATTACCGTGTGGTTATGGATGACTCTACGGATGGACCTGTGGAGGTTCTTCGTTATTTTCCTGTTGGGCAGCCGATAATAAATTACGACAAAAACATTGATCCAAGCGACCCAGGCAATTACTATGTGCCGCCGTGGTATTTGTTTCCATATCCGCTTACAGGTTGCCAAGGAACAACATACACTTCCACATATAGTGATTTCAACTTCATCTTGACCTCTGCGTCTATCGTATCACGGGAACTTGGAAACAAGTCGCCTGACACATGGATCGTTGCTGCGAGGTACACATACAGGACCGACCTGGGTGCGAAGTCAGTACCTACCGTCGTTCCTTATTACATCAAGGAAGAGGAGAACCAGGAATACGGCGGGTGGTGCGGACCATACAAAAGAGAGTTCCTTAGTGCCGTAGACAATGACAGGACGCAACCTGGTAAGTGGGTCGAGAAGGATTTGCCAACTAGGGGGACGTTTAAGGATCTGGTTGTTAGCAGGGATAACGGTGCTGTTTTCTTCAGTGCAGTTTTACCGATCACAAACAGTGCTGGAGAGACGCCACAGACCCCGCTAGTACAAAAGATCGCTAGACCTGCGTATCGTGTGAGTTGGTTCTCTTATACGGCACTGGATTTCACAAAAGCAATCGGCAGGGTCAACAGAGACGTATATACGCTCGCTGCATTCGACCATTACGAAACAAAGAAGACTGACGACAACTACAGAAGAGGATACACCATATTCAGGAAGCGGTTCTGCGCACGCCAACTTCTGGTTGCTGATGTTCAGTGTGACCTCGTGAACTGGGGCAACAGGAATAACTACAAGTACACTGTTGACCTCATCTACGACGAAGACGGGCATGATCGCTGGGTTATTGATTCTGGGTTCGTTGCCGACGCCACTGTAGGTTCCCTTTCAGGTAGAGGTGACGAATACACTGCCGAAGACCAGTCTGATGGTGCTAATCCAGTACAGCAGATATCTGGCAATGACGGCCTTCCTGCAAGAACAGAAACTTTACTGAACGGCGAGGGTGGGGTTCTGAGGAAAGAAAACTCTGATGGCTCAACTGAGGTTGGAACCGCTGATGCTGTGTACCATCGCTGGCGTATATACGAAGAAGTTGACTTCCCGAAAGACTCTACCGATCCAGAAAATCAATATCACCAATATGATCCAAAGGCTGCATTTCCATTATTGATGGATGGTGGCTACAGATACTTTGTTGAAAATGAATTCCCTTGGGGCAATCCAGAAGATTTCAAATGCCCTGGTGATGCACAAGATCCAGAATCACCTTGGTCTCTATAAAGGAATAATCAATGGCAGATTTAGTTATAACAGCAACAAGCGTACAGCCAAAAGGAAAGGTCCAAGGGACTGCCGTTCAGTTCGGAGAGGCAGTAACACCTGGGCAGTCAGTGTATAGATCAACATCTGATAACAAGTATTACCTTGCAGATTGTGACGCAGCTTCCACAACGGTTGTTGCTGGAGTCACGCTATCTTATGCGAGTGCAGATGACTTCGGGTACATATTCAACGCACCTGGAGAAAAGATTGACCTTGGTGCAACACTTACGGTAGGTGAGATTTATGTTGTAAGCGACACGGCAGGAAACATCATGCCATTCGCTGACCTCACCACTAACCAGTACCTTTCCATTATTGGAATAGCCACAGCAGCAGATGCACTTCAAGTAAGAATACAAAACACAAGCGTACAAGTGGCTTAAGCTATGAGCTTAATGAGAGATATTGAACTTCTTTCTGCAAGGGTTAGATCCCTTCAGAATCAAGTCAATCAAAACAAAGCAATAATCAGAGGCAACCAGTCAGCAGTTTATCAGCACTGGCTAGTGAAGGCCGAAGAGGATATACAACCAGACAAGACTGGTGTGTGCGTTGCAATGTACAGGCGTGGCAAGCTCACGGGTGGCGGACTGGAGTTAAAGGAACGACCTACTCAGAAATTCAGGGTCTACAACCACCGAAAGACCCCCATATGGGAAGGTGAGGAGTTTAATATTGCAAGAGATGTTTGGAATGATTGGTATCGCCTAAGTGAATCTGATAGGGGTGGCATTGTTTCATTCTTTCTGACGCCAGACACGGGCCTACCTCCTGCTCCA